TAACCGGGGCCGGTACTTACAACGCGACATACACAGTTACCGATGATTGGATTGAGCCATACACATGGACAGCGGCCACAGCCGCGGCTGATCGTGATTACCCGTTGCCATTTATTCCCAATGCCACGGCTACCTTATCCGGTGGATCAGCCGCATCACTTTATGCAAACACACCACCGATTGAAAATGCAATTTTGGTTGTGGCGGTTGAGATTTTTCAGAGCATTACAGCTCCCGGCAATCAGATCATGGCAGACAATTTTCAGCCGCAGCCGTTCATTTTAGGCCGCAGCTTGAGCAACAGAGTGATTGGGCTATTGGGGCCATTTTTGGATGTTGAAACGATGTGCCAATGACCATCGAGGCCGACATCCGCACACCATTGCAAACCGCACTTTCAACAATTGCGGCCAATGTCTATAATGGAATTCCAGAGACAATGACCAGCCCGAGCATTTGTTTGGTGCCGGGATCGCCGTACCTTGAAAGCCTTTTGATAAATGGCGCAACCACAAAAGTCAAAATCAATTTCAATGTGACCGGTGTGGTTGGTTATTCCAACAATGCCGCAGCTTTGGACAACCTTGAACAATTGATGATCAGCATCATCAGCACAATGCCGGCAGGTTATGAAGTCGGCGATGTGAGCAGCCCACAACCTTTGGAAGTCGGTGCCGGTAAGTATCTTACGGCCGATTTACAAATAAGCACTTACTACACCGACTAAGGAGAAATCATGCCAACAACAATCATCACCGGCAGAGACATCACATTCACCATCGATGGTGATGATTTTGATGCTCAAGCCACATCAGCAACACTTACTGTTGATTCAACAATCAATACATTTCAAACTTTAGATGGCAAGGCGTTTTTCACGACAGATACTCAAGGCTCATTTGCCGTTGAAATGCTTGCCGATTGGGGCGCAGCATCATCATTGTGCGAGGCACTTTGGACATCTGCAACCAACGCACCAAACACCGGACTCGCGGTGGTTTTAGTGGCAGACACAGGCGCATCATTTGCGTTTGATGTGCAGCCAATTTTGCCATCAGCCGGAGGCACCGCACCGGATGCACAAACAGTTTCACTTGCATTTACTTGCGTGACAACACCTGTTGCCACATTTAGCTAATAAAGGAGATCGGGAGCATGAAACTAGCAATTACGATTGAGTATAACGATGGAAGTCAAGAAACCTACACGGCTGCACCGCCGGAATGGGTCAAATGGGAAAAGCACACCGGCAACACAATTGCTCAAGCGCAGGACAAAATGGGAATTTCCGATCTTGTTTTTCTTGCTTACTACGCAATGAAACGCAATGCAGCTGGCAAACCAATCAAGCCAATTGAGGTTTGGACAGAAACCATTGCAGATGTGATTGTTGGTGAGCTTGACCCAAAAGTTATCCTGTCGGAAGCCTAAGCCGAACCATTTGGGAGATAGCCTTAGAAAGCGGTTTATCACCAAATGATTTTCAATCAGCCGAAGACATTTTGACAGTAATTGAGATATTAGAGAGGCGCAATCGTGGCAACTGATGCAATTACCTATGACAAGGCAGAATTGCGATCAATCACACGCGCTTTTAAAGCAATGGATGATGAAGCAATAAATCAGGCCAAAAGCGCATCAAATTCTCTTGCCACCTATGTTCAAAGCAAAATCATTTTGGCCGCACAAACCCGGCCAAATGAGGCAGCATCGCGGATTGCTCGAGGAAGCCGTGTCAGTAAGTCATCAAAGATCGGTGAGCTGTCATTTGGCTTTGTATCGCAAAAATTTAGTGGTGGGGCCACAACCCAGCAGCTTTGGGGCGGTTATGAATTTGGATCAAATAAATTCAAACAATTTCCGGTTTGGTCTGGTCGTGAAGGCCGGGGATCGCGTGGATGGTTTATTTACCCAACATTAAGAGCTGAACAACCTGCAATCATCAGACAATGGGAGCAAGCGTTTGACAAAATAGTTAGGAAATTTGACTAATGGCCAGCGGCTCCAGAACTCTCAAATTATCTATTCTTGCAGAAACAAAAGATTTGGTTGCAGGCTTAAACAAGGCTGGCCAAGAAACGGAATCATTTGGAGACAAGGCAACAGCATTTGGCAAAAAAGCGGCTTTGGCTTTTGCCGTAGCTGGTGCAGCCGCGTTGAAGTATGCGTTTGATGCGGTGAAAGCAGCCGCCGAGGATCAAGCGGCGCAAGAATTATTGGCAAAAACAATTGAGGCAACTACATCAGCTACCGCAAAGCAAATTGAAGGCGTTGAGGATTACATAACAAAAACATCAATTGCCATTGGTGTTACAGATGACGAATTGCGCCCGGCATTTAGTCGTTTGGTACGGAGCACAAAAGATGCTGATGAAGCTCAAAGGTTGCTTAATCTGGCACTTGATCTTGCAGCGGCAAGCGGAAAACCGCTGGAAACAGTAACAAATGCTTTGGGCAAAGCCTATGATGGCAATACAACCGCGCTTGGAAAATTGGGTCTTGGGCTTGATTCCAATTTATTAAAGTCAAAAGACAATGACAAAATTATCAGACAATTAGAAACAACCTATGGCGAATTTGCCGAAGGCGCAGCTGAAACGGCAGCCAAAAAATTTGAGCGAATTAAGATTGCAACCGATGAGGCCAAAGAGGCCATTGGAGCTGCATTGCTACCAACCATTGAAAAATTAAGCAATTATTTGATTGAGGTAGCTGTTCCCAATTTGCTGGCATTTATCGCTGGTCTTACTGGGGATCAGAGTTTTGATGCGGCTTCCAAAAAAGCAAACAAAAGCGCATTTGATTTTGGCGAGCGCGTAAAAAAAGTATTGAAAACCATTGTTGAGTTTAAAGAAGTCATAATTGTGACGGCCGCTGTTCTTGCCGGAATGTTTACTGTGAGCAAAATTACAGCTGGTGTCACGGCAATAATTACTTTAATCAACCTGTTGATTAAAGCCTACAATTTATTGAAAGCCTCGGCAATTGTTGCTGGCATTGCTCAAACATTTGCAAAAAATCCATTTCTTGGTCTTGCTGCCGTTGCAGCGGCAGCCGTAGTTTTATCCGCTGCAAATGCGTTGGCTAACAAAGACCAAACGCCGCTGGCTGAATTACCCGGTGGGGGACGAACTTTGGCACCATTTGAAGGTCGCAGAGATTTTGACACGACACCGGTTCGCCCAACTGTGCCATCTGCGCCAGATGTGCCATTTGTGCCAAGCGGTGGCAATTCAGGCGTTGTAACAACACCTGCGAAACCAAAAATTGTTGTGCCAGTTTTTGATCCAAACCGAGTAGGTATGACATCAGCTGGAGTAAGGCCACAAGATGTCTTTGATCCAAATCGTGTCGGTATGACATCAGCTGGTCAATCACCAACAACCATCAATTTAACTGTAAACGGCGCAATTGATTCGGAAGGTACAGCGCGAACAATTATTGACACGCTCAACAACAGCTTCTATCGCGGCACCGGTGGAGCAGGCAATTTTGTGCAAATAACATGACAGTTTTTAATCCAGTTTGGCGCGTGACAATTGGTGGCGTGCAATACCAAACGGCTGTTTTGGCTAACCTTACAATTCAAAGCGGTCGCACAAACATCTATGAGCAAGCTCAAGCCGGATACATAAATCTTGAGCTGATCAACCTTGACCAATCCAATGTGTTAATTGAGATCAACAATTCGCTGACCATTGAGCTGCAAGATTCCACAGCTACATTTGTGCCAATTTTTGGTGGGTCTATCGTGGAAGTTGGCATTGCCGTGGCCGAGGTTGGATCGGTTGCTTATGCCCAACGCATTAGAATTATTGCTTTAGGAGCATTGGCCAGATTGCCAAAAGCATTGACCGATGGTGTTTTAACACATGATTTTGATGGTGATCAGATTTACACAATTTTGTCACAGGTTTTGTTTAACTCATGGCAACAGGTGCCACAGGCTTTAACATGGGCAAATTATGATCCAACCGAGCAATGGCAAAACGCACAAAACACAGGACTAGGCGAGATTGATCAACCGGGTAATTATGAGCTGGCACAAAGATCATCCGAACGCATTGATGTCTATTCATTAGTTTCAGCTTTGGCATCATCCGGATTAGGCTACATTTATGAGGATGCAAACGGCCAAATTGGTTATGCCGACAGCACTCACCGAGCCACTTATCTATCAACAAACGGCTATGTTGATTTGACGGCAAATCATGCGTTGGCATCCGGATTGAGTATTCAACAGCGAGCAGGCGATGTGCGAAACAACATAACCATCCAATACGGCCAAAACAGCACTAACGAAACCGATGCCAGCGATGTGACCTCAATTGGCTTGTTTGGTCAATTATCTCAGATTTTTACAACGACCTTGAGGCATTTGCATGATGCCGAGGATCAGGCCGCATTTTACCTTGCACTTAGATCGTATCCGCAATTTAATTTCAACAACATAACTTTTGAGCTTACAAACCCGGAGCTAGACGATGCCGATCGGGATGACTTAATCAATGTTTTCATGGGTATGCCGGTAAACATTGCCAATTTGCCGCTTAACATGGTTTCCGGCGATTTTCTGGGTTTCGTTGAAGGATGGACATTCAATGCCGCGTATAATCAAATTAGCGTTTCTTTAAATTTGTCACCGATTTCATTCTCGTTGCAAGCCATGCGATGGAATGATGTGCCGATAACAGAGCAATGGAACACAATCAATCCAACATTGGATTGGATCAACGCCACAATTGTGGCCTAAGGAGGAAACATGAGTAATCCAACAACACCATTTTTATGGCAGATGCCTACGGCCACGGATTTGGTTGCAGACTTGCCAGCTGATTTTGAAGTTTTTGGTCAAGCTGTAGCAACATCAATGGCTGATTTATTGGGTGGCGCATCTGGTTATGTTTTATCAAAAGCATCGGCAACAGACATGGATTTTGCTTGGATACAGCTTACTGGTGACATTGAAAGCGTAACAGCCGGCACAGGTTTAACGGGCGGCGGTTCATCGGGTGCTGTAACACTCTCAATAAATACAGCGGTCACAGCTGATTTGACTACAGCGCAGACATTGACAAACAAAACACTTACAACACCGGTCATCTCATCACCAAAAATCTCATCAACCTATTCAGCAAAAACGGCTGCATACACATTTGTTTCAGGCGATGAAGGCAACATTTTTAGCATGAACAATGCTGCAACGCAACAATTTAACATTCCAACAGATGCAACATTTAACTTCGCCGTTGGCACAGAAATAAATGTTTTTTGGATTACGGGTGCTGGCCAACCAACAATTGGAGCTGTCACACCCGGAACGACAACAGTTATTTCAACAGGTGCAACCAGCGCAACACCAAAATTGCGTGTGGTCA